TTCAACAGTTTCATCTGTAGCACTATCCCAAGAACTTTGGTTTAGTCTGTCATAAAAATATTCTTCTGCTTCTATAACAGTAACAAATGAATTGATTCCTTTTTGTAAAGCCATTATTTTTCTCCGTATCTAATAGTTATAATATTAACCGTGATAAATTGGGAATAAACCAATTTGGTTAACGTTTGTAGCATGTACTGTCCAGTTTGTACCTAGAGAAAGATCAGCATTTGCAGGATATGCAGTTGCACTTCCAGCCCATGATAAACCTTTAGGGTGCATTATATTACCCCATCTAGATAAAACAGTAACAAGACCGCCACCATTACCAGCTAGTTCGTCTCTTTCAATCGCAGTTGGATTTGTTTGTGCAATATCACTGTAATGTACAGCTCCGGCTTTACACATGTAAGAAACTTTTAAACCTGCAGGCATGTTTGCAGTTAATGATTGGTTGTTAATAATAAGTCTAATTTTTCCACCAAGAATAGTAGAGAAATTGAAATTACCGTCTACAACTGGAGCAACATCAAGAACATTTTCTTTTCTCATAACGTTGTAAGTTGCAGTATCTACTACTAAGTAATAGAAAGGCTCTTCAAATTCACCTTTAACTTCTGTGATAGCATCTAATAAAGTATCAAAGAAAGTGCTTCTTGATTGGCTAGCACCAGTAGAATTAGTAAATAACGGATTTGGGTTATCACTAGCATCTGAACCAGTGTAAAAACCAAAAGTACCAACTTTTGCAGCAGCATCAGAAGTACCAATTGTAGTTGAGCCCCAAATTTTGTCAGCAACACCATTTAGGATAGATCTTAATTGTAGATCTTCTCTTCTTGCTCTAACTGAAGCAAATTGAGAACCTAAGTATGATAAACCGTCAACTTTTGAAACTAATTTTTGAATTGACATTTCTTGTGCAGCAATATGATCAATATTTTTGATATATACCGCTGATTTGTTTGATACTGACATTTCATTAATATCTTTATCAGAAGCAGTTTCATTTTGCTTATGAAAAGTTGATGGGTCAGAAAAATCTAACCATCTTAATGTACCAGTGTAATTTTCTCCTGAATCGTTAATTCTAGCGTAAGAACCAACTAATGCAGTAGATGTTAATAACGCAGCATCTGCTCTTTCCGCTTGTTCGTAAGCAGAAATCGCTCTAGCAATGTTATTAAAGTTTGAACTTATTACAGCCATTTTTGTTTTCCTTTTATTATTTAATGCACATATGTGCGGTTATTATTATAAAAGATAGTCTATTCAGACCATTCTCCGTCAACCTTTACTTGCCCTTTTGCAATAGCATTAAGCATTTCATCAGTTGACATATCTTTTATAGATCCGACAGGATTGGTTCCTGTACTTGGCTTAGCTGGAGATATTCCAGAGCCCATATTAGCTTTAACAGAAAATAAAAATGCATTATTATCATCTTTAGCATAATTTGACACAGTCTCAGTTATACTAGAACCTGTTTCATGCACCCAATTTCCTGTAGCGTCTTTCTTTAAACTGTTTACAATATCTGAATAGGCCATTTCAGCGGCTTTTTCAGATTTAAAGTTTAAAGCATTAAGCTGAGTACGCACGGCATTATCTCTGCTCAATTCTGTGTTCTTTTGTTCGTATTGTTCAAGTCTTTTATTAACTTCATTTAGTTTCATTTGCATAGCTTCAGAATGCTTACCCTGTTGTTCAAGGCTTTGAATTTCAGTTTGTCTTTTCTCTTCTTTAATTTTATTTACTTCAGACAAAGCTTCATCTCTTTGCTTATATGCATTATCTAAATTTACTTTAATATTAGATATAGCTTTAGAAACTTCTTCATCAACCAATTGTTTTATATCTGGTTGTTTAGTTTCTTCAGTTTTATTTTCTTCAACTTGTGTATTTTCAATGTTTTCTGACATTATTTTTCCTTTGGACACGGCCTTAGTTATATTTTAATTTAAAACAAAAGATTAATTTGATAATTCTTCTAATTGTTTTAACGAAATTAATTTACCATCTTTATTAGAAAATTGAGAAAATTTAACTTTTCCAGAATTAAACAAGGTAACTCTTTTTTGATTTCCTAATACAGCCAGCTTAACTTCATTTGGTTGGTCTTTTAACCAATCAGCATATGTAGTTTTGGCTGGTACTTGACCATTGATAGAGGCACGACGACTATCAGATAATCCAGCAATTTTTCGTTTTTGTAATCTATTATTATCTGTATTTAATAATTGATTAGCACTTTTTATAACAGGTATAGTTGTTGATCTACAATTAAAATGTTGTGGTGGTTGTGGTGCATTTTTATTAGTTAATGCATACACCTTACCATCTAATCTTGCACAAATTAAACTAGTTCTACTATCCAAAGTAGCCACATATTGGTAACCTTGAACAACATCATCATTTAATTTATATGTTGTATTTGACACATAATTAGATGTTTCAGTTATTGCAGTTCTAGTTAAAGTTTGTAATTGTACAGTAGAAGCTAATAATCCACTTCTACCTAAATCCCGGGCAATATTTACCATTGCCTTATTTTCAGTCATCCCTTGTTTGACTATACCTTTTATTCTTCTTTGTTGTAAAATACTTATAGATGCTATTTGTTGACCAAAAGTACCATTTGACTTAATAATTAAATCATTAACTTTTACAGTATCTTTTACACCTTTAGCTTTATAAATATTTGTTAAAGCTCTAGCAAATATACTTTTATAAAATCTAGCACTAACACCAGCTAGTTTATTTAATTCACTAATAGCTTCTTTATATATTTTTTTATAAGTTAAACGAATTTCAGTATTTAATTTTCTAGTTAAAGCATTTACATTTGCTGTACCAGAAAATGCTACAATTCGTTGTAACCTTATTTTGTGTGATGCCAAAATTTTATTAATTTCAGTATCCAATCTCTTTTCGTAAAGAGTCAACAATGCACGGTGTTTCAGCATTCTTGAATATACATCATCATTTATAGACATTTAATATCCTTTAATCTATAGATTTAATTTTAGCAAGTTCTTCATCAACTATTTTACCATGATGATCAATTAAAATTTGACAATTATTTACATCAATTTCTAATCTTGCTTTATTAGTTTTTTGTGTTGATAAGGCAATTAAACTATTTCTCATATTTTCGTTTAAATCCTTTTCATAATATTTTTTATCATTAATAGTTATTGTTCTATTCTCTTCTTGTTTATTTTTTATTATCATATTATCTTCTTTTTCTTCTTATTGTCATTTTTCTTTTTCTTTGTGCTCTTACTTGACAACAACATCTTGATTTGTTCATGTTTTACTTCCCCCAATGTATCCACCTATAACACCAATTAATCCAGTAACTGACATTTTCATAAGTGTTATTACACTTTCATCTACAGGTCTATTTTCTTGTAAAGCAACATAATAATCTCCAACAATAATGGTTCCTAATAAAATTAAAACACCACTTGTAATTAATAATATTACTATGTCTTTGAAATTTTTAATCATTATATTATCTCTTTTTCATTTTAATACAAGAATTACCTTTACCTCTTCGGTAACCTTTCCAGCATGCTTTTCCAGCACTACCTTTTTTCTTTTTGTAAGCCATTATTTACCTCGTTTTTTAGCAGCAACAATTTTATCTCTTAAAGCTTTTGGAAGCTTCATTTGTTTTGCTGTTAAACCGTTTGATCCTTTTTTCTTACTTTTACCACTTTTTCTTTTATAAGCCATATTTATCTCCTTATTACCAAGCTTTGCAAGACCAATATCTTGCTTTTGTTTTTGGACCAGGACTAGCGCAATTATGTCTTGCTCTAAAACTAGCTCTAGCTCCAGGATTGTTTTTTCTTATCCTCATAGTTTTTTGACCAGCTTTTTTAGCTGATGTACCACCATGACCAAAATTAACTTTTACAACATTACCTTTTGCGTTTTTAACATAAACTTTAAATTTTTTTACATCACCACGCATTGGTTTATTTAAGGTTACTTTTCGACCTTGATATTCAGCCATATTAAGCTCCTTTTCCTTTTGATTCAGTACATGTAAATTTTGTTAGCATTTGGTATTCATTAATTTGTTCAGGTGTATATTTAGCTAAAAATAATTGAGATTCAGAATAACCATTTTGTAAACAATCATTCCAATCCTTATATTCTATAGGTTTAATTACACCTGGTCCACATTGTTGAGCAATTGCAGAACAAATATACATAGTTAATATAAATTTCATTTTATCCCCACAAATTTCCAGTCATAGAACCTTTGTTATATTCAGTAGCTCTATTTTCGAAGAAATTTGTATGTTCAACTCCATTTAGAACCCAATCAAGCCAACTTAAAGGATTGTCTTTAACTTTATAGTTTGGTTTTAAAGATAATTGTAATAATCTTCTATCAGCAATATATCTTATATATTTTTTTACTTCTTCAGGTTTTAATCCACGAATACCACCCATTTCAAAAGCTAAGTCAATAAATTTATCTTCTAAATCTACCATATCTCTAGCTGTTTGATATAATTCAGCTTTAAATTGTTCAGTCCATACTTGTGGATTTTCTTTTATTAACTGATGAAATAATTTAATCATCGATTCAACATGATGTGTTTCATCTCTAATTGACCAAGTAACTATTTGACACATACCTTTCATTCTTCCAAATCTTTGAAAGTTTAAAAGCATAACAAATGATGCAAATAATTGTAAACCTTCTCCAAATGCAGAAAAACAAGCTATATCTTTTATTAAACCCTCAACACCTTTTCCTTTTGGTTTAAATAAATAAGCATGTTTATCAGCCATTTCTTTATATTCTTGAAATGCTTGAAAATTAGTTAATTGAGTTTCACCAATAGTATCATTTAATAAAGAATAACTATGAGCATGATTAGCTTCAGATGCAACAAAAGAACCTAACATCATTCTAACTTCAGGTGCTTTAAATTGTGGAATATATCTATCTAAATAAGCTTGAGCTATATCCACATCACCTTGAGTAAAAAATTTTAATATTTGACCAATTAAATTCTTTTCCTCTTGTGTTAATCTTTCGTTCCAATCTCTTACATCTTCATGTAAAGGAACCTCACTAGGAAGCCAATGCATCTTCTGCATCGTATCATATGCTTCAAATGCCCATTCATAATCGAAAGGCTTATAATAATTTCTAGTTTTAAATAAGTTCATTTGTTTCCTTTTTATTATCCCTCACAAGCTAAACATTCATCAGCTTCAGGTATTATAGTTCTTTCAACTTTTAAACTTACTAATTCAGCACGTTTAATTGCTTCAGATCTACAATAATATAGTGTTTTTAATTTTTTCTTCCATGATAACATATGCATATCATGTAATTCTTTTATGTTTACATCAGCAGGAACAAATACATTTAATGATTGACCTTGACAAACATGTTCTTGTCTGTCTGCGGCATGTTCAATTACCCATTGTTGATTAATTTCAATTGATGTTTTAAATACATCTTTTTCATAATCAGATAAATCTTTAAGATGCAAAACTGAACCACGATTAGCAAGTATTGAAGTCCAAGTTTTTTCGTTATTTATTCCTTTTTGATCTAATAATTTTTCTAAAAATTTATTTTTAACAAGAAAAGAACCTGACATAGTTTTTTGAACATATGCATTAGCTCTAAATGGTTCAATACTTGGAGAAGTTGTTCCACAAATAATTGAACTTGAAGCATTAGGAGCAATGGCAAGTAAATGAGCATTTCTCATTCCAGTACCTTCCATATCCGGTGCTTCACCTCTTTTTACAGCTAATCTTTTTGATTCTTTTACTGCTTCTTCTTTTATGTGTTTAAACATTACTTTATTTTTAGCTTTTGCCATAACAGATTCAAATGCAATATTATTTTTTTGTAAATAAGCATGAAAACCCATAGCACCAAGACCAATAGATCTTTCCTGAGTAGCACTATATTTAGCTCTAAATACATTATCAGGAGCATTATCTATAAAATTTTGTAATACATTATCTAAAAATCTAACAAGATCAGAAATAAATAATTTATCATCTTTCCATTCATCATATTTTTCTAAATTAACGCTTGATAAACAACAAACAGCCGTTCTATCTTCATCAGTTGGTAATGTAATTTCAGTACATAAATTTGAATGTTTAACCGATAATCCTAATTTCTTTTGTTGTTCAGGCAATGCATCATTAATATGATCAATGTAGCAAATATATGGCTCACCAGTGGCTACTCTGTTTTCAAGTATTTTTTGCCACAAATCTCTAGCTGAGACCTTTTTAACTATTTCTTTTGTATGTGGATCAATTAAATTCCAAGTATCATCATAAGTTGGTTCTTGAATACATTTTTCAATTAATTCCATAAAATCATTAGTAATGTTTATTCCATGATGTAGGTTTAAACATTTTCTGTGTATATCGCCACCTGATGGTTTTCTTATATCTAAAAATTCTAATATTTCCGGATGTGATATGTCCATATATGCGGCATAACTACCTCTTCTAGTTTTACCTTGACTAAATGCCATAATTTCTGAATCTACAACTTTTAAAAAAGGTACAGATCCTGAAGATTGAGATCCTCCTGATGTTTTAGTTCCATCAGATCTAATATGGCCCCAATATCCTCCAATACCACCACCAATAGATGTTAACCAAGCATTTTCAGTATAATGTCCAGTTAAACCCTCTCTACTGTCTCCAA